CGTTATACGTTGTGTGGTCCACATACGTATACATACAAATTCCTATATAGTATGGATTTGACTTGGATACTCTATACTATAGAGTATATCAATGTACCCAACAGTGTATGGTCCCCCTCTAGTAAGGGGGGGACCAAGTGGATGGAAAGTGTACGGGGTACACTACTAGTGGTGTAACCTTGGTCATTCTTCAATTTGCCAAGTAACCCACAAGTGTAACCATGGACCCATCGACTTCGAACGTGGTACTTCTCAGCATGGTGACCATGCTCCAGGCTGAAGTCGACGCGGCAGAGCGACGTACGAGGAAGCTGGAGTCACTGCAGGAGGCGCAGTGTGCGGTCATAAGAAGTCTACGTGCAGACTTGACCGATCGAGACCAGACGATCCAGAGGATCTCTGCGGGATCAGAGGTTCTGACCCGAGGGTTGGACGCAATGTACGCATACGCTAAGTACATGCATGAAGACGGGATGATGAGTTCGGAAGACTGGAACGAGTTCTACTGCTTTATGCTAAGAGCAGACGTGGGATTCGCGATACTCAACGGGACCAACTTCGTCGACCTTACTGCGGACGAGACTTTGGATGGCGACGAAACAGAAACAGAAGGAGAAGAAGACATGGAGGTCGAGGTTGAAGTCCATCACGAGATCGAGATCGACGTCGTGTGGAACCAAAGCGTTTAGATAACTACACAAATATATTCTAAACTAAAATTCATCGTGGTATCCATAATCACCCTGAGGATCGACATCCATAGGGGTACCTTGATTACGGGCACGAGACAAGGCGGCTGCTCTAGCAGCCTTCTGGATATCCTTCAAAATACTACGAATGGTACTACCCAACTGTGCTGGTTTATACTCACGAGCACCAGTACCACGAGCACCTCGTGGACGATACTGAGATATAACCTCACCGGCTTGAGCTGGATGAGGAAGACCAGAAGTTGAAGGAGGATATGCAGCTGGAGGAAGACGAACTGGGTCGTCATCATCTAATTATTGAATAGAGAGACGGTTAACATTCGAGTTAACACCTGGAATGCCGCCAGTGCCTGTTACAGCATTATACGCCATCTGAGCAGCTGTCATTGTGACAGCATGCCCAACGCGTTGCATGAGAGGGACTGCGACTCCATTAAAAACTTGCGCACCTGCAGCAGCTGCTCCACGACCAAGAGCACCTAGACCTTGTTCGATGTAGGAAGCCTGACCAGCTTCAGTGTGACTAAAGTCACCCTCAGCCTGCATTGCAGAGACTGCGGACATAGTGCCCGGGCTGTTTGGCGCAGCACCGGTGCCAAGAATGAAACTATCTTTCTTAGGAAGTGCTTCCGTAAGAAGGATGTGTTCAGCTGACAAGCCACTAGTCGAAGTTGGAGCGCCCTCAATCATGACTACGACGGTACACCAGGACTGGTGAAACTGGAATGTCGAAAAGTTCGCAGTTCCAGTAGAAACATTGATAATCGACTCGGGATTATCATATCGGAAAGCCGTTTCATCGATCCATTTATTAATGGCCGTAATACCGGTTTGAGTGAGGCTTGACAACGTAAAACGTTTGTAGTGGGCAAGCCCAGTCATGTCGTTTACAGTAAGAGGGAGATCCATCAACGTCGTCGTTGTGGATGCACGAGTCTCTACAGATAAACCAACATGGACAAAACCAGTGGCCGTAGTGGACGCAAGGGAACTCGACAAGCGAATTGCATGCGCCACAGGACGAATAGCTTCAAGTTGTGCAGCCACATTAGTATAGTTTCGTCGAGAAACAAAACTAGCAATGGGCCACGACAAGACGCCAGCCGTTAGCGTTGCAGGCAACACGGCGTTTCGATAGTTCGGAAAGAAAGCATAAGCACTTAATCCAGAAGTGGTGGTCGAGATTGGAACTTGATCAGTGTCGACGTTTGCGAGACTTGGCATGGTGTTGCTATCAGGGATCTTCGCACCCTGACAGTTAGGATCAAAAGGGTCCAACTGTGCCAATGCAAACTTAGCCGTAGGTGAGAGTTCACCAGGGCATACGCACTTAGCCGGAGCCTGACGGCGAGAGCGGCGGGGAGCACGGCGAGGGGCCGCGCGATAGACGCGACGGGGTCGCATGCGAGTACCAGAGTTGATACGGCGGGTGGGACGACGGGGCGCCGGGCGGGGGGAACGACGATAAACCATCTGTGTTCTTCGAAGAAAATTCTCAACTGAACTTAAATCCAGTTGTTCTTCAAATGAGTGGTGGAGGAAGGCCGGCCCTGGGCCAGTGGCCTTCTAGGTAATAATACGCTGGACCTGAGGTCCAGACGTGGCCGCTGCGCGGCCGACCTAGAAGGCTTCAGTGTTCAATATGAACCACGCATCACAAGTCCGCTGTCGCGCCTGGGTGTTCACACTAAACAACTACAATCAGGAACATGAAACTCTGCTGCAACATCTCGATTGTCGCTACATCGTCTACGGAAGAGAGACTGGAGCGTCGGGTACACCCCATCTCCAGGGATACGTCTACTTCGATGAGAAACTCCGCAAGCAGAGCGTGGCACGTAGGATTCCTAACGCGTACCTGGCGCCGAGGAACGGAACGCATGAGGAAGCTCGGAACTACTGTATCAAGGATGGTGACTTCGTCGAGCGAGGAGAGCCTCCGCTCTCACCTCAACAGGCATCTGCAAGAGGCGGGGCTGCAACCGCTGCCAAATGGAAGGGTATCCAATCGGCTGCAAAGCGAGGTGACATCGACTGGGTCGCTGATAATCACCCCAAGGAGTTTGTCTTATACAAGCCAAGACTCGAGTCCCTATACGCCCCCGTCACTGCTCCGCTCGACGGGGAACTGCTTCACGAGTGGTGGGTTGGGCCGTCTGGAACGGGTAAATCCCGTGCACTTTGGGCACTTTACCCAACTCACTTCGCAAAGTCCATCAACAAATGGTGGGACGGTTACCGGCACGAGACAGTCGTAGCCATCGAAGAATGGTCTCCTGACAGTTCGTTAACTGCTCAAGCCCTCAAAAAGTGGGCTGATCGTTACCCGTTCACTGGAGAGATTAAAGGCGGTGTGCTACAAAAACTACGCCCAAGGAAGATCATTGTACTGTCGAACTACACGCCAGACCAATGCTTCACAAGAAGCGAAGACCTCGAGCCAATCAGACGCAGGTTCACGGTCATCAAATTCCCTGAAGAAATTCAGCGAGCTAATTTCCGCGCTGCCTGGTTTAACGCTCCTCCAGAAGCGTGCATTGAAGAATCAGAAGAATCAGACACAGAGATGTCGTCGGTCGGAATGATCGATGATCTACCGATCCTCGACTTCCTTGATGACTGGGCTGACAGTAGACTATAAACTACATAGTCTTGAACCCGCTCTACGCGGGCCCGCTTTCTTTACGATAGTGTATTTCAATAATTGGTTTCTTTTGTCCCGTTGGGAGTTGGTACAGTGATCGGCGCCTTCGGCGCTGTGGCATACGTAGCAGGGTGGTGCTACGTGTGTTGTAAACCGGGCCGACCTTCGCTTCGCTCCGGTGGCCGACCATCCTCCGCTTCGCTACGGAGGCCGGTTTACAATCACGCCTCGCACAAATTAGATTGTGCGTTCAAAGGGTGTTGTATTCAACGGGTTTAGGGTTATTGTTTACCTTCGCTACGCTATGGTTATTCATTAGGGTTAGGGTATATACGTTGAAGTATACGTTATACGTTGTGTGGTCCACATACGTATACATACAAATTCCTATATAGTATGGATTTGACTTGGATACTCTATACTATAGAGTATATCAATGTACCCAACAGTGTATGGTCCCCCTCTA